GTGAAGATAATAAAAAGAAGCGGCGCTGAGAATACGTTCGATAAGGAAAAGATAGAAAATGCCGTTGCAAAAGCTAATATCACTGTGGAGGAAAAGGATAGGCTCTCTGAGGGAGAAATAGGAGAGATAGCACAGAATATAGAGGACAAATGCTCTGAAATGAATAGGGCTATGGACGTTGAAACTATTCAGGACTGGGTGGAAGCCGATATCATGCGCCACGGCAAGTATACAGTGGCAAAGCATTATATCACCTACCGCTATGAGCGTTCTATCGTCAGACAGGCTAATACTACTGACAAGCAGATACTTTCTCTTCTTAACTTCGAGAACGAGGAAGTCAAGCAGGAAAATTCCAATAAGAACCCTACTGTCAATTCAGTTCAGAGGGATTATATGGCAGGCGAGGTCAGCAAGGATATCACAAGAAGATTTTTGCTTCCTGACGATATAGTTGAAGCTCACGAAAAAGGTCTGATACATTTCCACGACGCCGATTATTTCGCTCAGCATATGCACAACTGCTGTCTTGTAAATCTTGAGGATATGCTCCAGAACGGCACTGTCATAAGCGAGGTCATGATAGAAAAGCCACACAGCTTCTCTACAGCCTGCAATATCGCTACACAATCTATCGCTCAGATAGCTTCTTCACAGTATGGCGGACAGAGTATCACACTTTCCCACCTTGCTCCGTTCGTTCAGATATCCCGTGATAAATACCGCCGTGAGGTAAAAAAAGAGTTCGCAGAGCTTAATATCCCTGCCGACGAGGATACTATAAATAAGGTAGCCGAAATGAGAGTAAAGGCTGAGATAGTTCAGGGCGTTCAGATGATACAGTATCAGGTCATCACTCTTATGACAACAAACGGTCAAGCACCTTTCGTTACTGTTTTCATGTACCTTGACGAGGTGCCGGAAGGGCAGACAAGAGATGACCTTGCGGCTATCATAGAGGAAATGCTCAGACAGCGTATCCAAGGTGTAAAGAACGAAAAGGGTGTCTATATAACACCTGCGTTCCCTAAGCTAATATATGTCCTTGAAGAGGACAACATAAGAGAAGGCTCAAAATATTGGGAGCTTACAAAGCTTGCTGCAAAGTGTACCGCAAAGAGAATGGTTCCTGACTATATAAGCGAAAAGAAAATGAAGGAGCTTAAGGTAGACAAGAACGGCAATGGTCAGTGCTACCCTTGCATGGGCTGCAGAAGCTTCCTTACAACATATCTTGACGAAAACGGCAAGCCTAAATATTACGGCAGATTCAATCAGGGCGTTGTTACAATAAACCTTGTGGACGTTGCCTGCTCGTCATATAAGGATATGGATAAGTTCTGGAAGATATTTGATGAAAGACTTGAGCTTTGCAGACGTGCGCTTATGCTCCGTCACGAAAGACTTAAAGGCACTCCGTCAGACGTTGCGCCTATTCTTTGGCAGAACGGTGCATTGGCAAGGCTTAAAAAGGGCGAAACTATCGACAAGCTCCTGTTCGGCGGATATTCCACCATATCACTTGGCTATGCAGGTCTTTGCGAATGCGTAAGATACATGACGGGCAAGTCACACACAGACCCTTCAGCAACTCCTTTTGCACTTGAAGTTATGCAGCACCTTAATGACGCCTGCGCAAAGTGGAGAGCAGAAACAAACATAGATTTCAGCCTTTACGGCACGCCATTGGAGTCCACAACATACAAATTTGCAAGATGTTTGCAGAAGCGTTTCGGTGTTATCGAGGGTGTAACAGACAGAAACTACATCACAAACAGCTATCATATCCATGTTACCGAGAACATCGACGCATTTGACAAGCTCACCTTTGAGTCACAGTTCCAGGCTCTCTCACCAGGAGGAGCTATCAGCTATGTGGAAGTGCCGAATATGCAGAACAACATAGAGGCGGTCCTTGCAGTTATGCAGCATATTTACGACAACATCATGTATGCAGAGCTTAACACAAAGAGCGACTACTGTCAGAAGTGCGGTTTTGACGGTGAGATAAAGATAGTAGAAGATGACGGCAAGCTTGTATGGGAGTGTCCGAACTGCGGCAACAGAGATCAGAACACTCTGAACGTTGCAAGGCGCACCTGTGGCTACATCGGCACGCAGTTCTGGAATCAGGGCAGGACTCAAGAGATAAAGGAGAGAGTTTTGCATTTGTGATTTTTAGGAAAACCCAAAAATTTTTTTGAGCGATTTTCAAAAAAAGTGAACATTATAGCCGTTAAAACTCAAAAGTTCAAAAATCACAACTCTTGAAGAAAACCCAAAAATTTTTTTGAGCGATTTTCAAAAAAAGTGAACATTATAGCCGTTAAAACTCAAAAGTTCAAAAATCAAAACTCGTCAGAAAAATGAACATTATAGCAAGGAAAACTCAAAAACTCAAAACTGCAAAATTCAAAAATAATGAACATTATTATTGACATAAAATAACAAACAGCATATAACTATCGGGGCAATACAAAATCGTATTGCCCTGCGTTGTATGTACGAAAGGAGCGGCAAATGAATTATTGTGAGATAAAGAAAACCGATATTGCCAATGGGTCGGGCGTGAGGGTCACGCTGTTCGTTTCAGGTTGCAGACACCACTGCAAGGGCTGTTTTCAGCCTGACACCTGGAACTTTGACTACGGCAAGCCTTTCACCAATACCACCGCAGACGAGATAATTAACGCCCTCTCAAAGGGCTATATAAAAGGACTTACACTCCTTGGCGGCGAGCCTATGGAGCCGGAGAACCAGCCTGAGCTTACAAAGCTTCTCCGCCGTGTGAAAACAGAACTTCCCGACAAGGACGTGTGGTGCTACACAGGCTGTACCCTTGAAACTGACCTGCTTGCAGGCTCAAAGTCCCCATACAGAACACAGTACACAGACGAAATGCTGAGCCTTATCGACTACCTCGTTGACGGCGAATTTGTTCTCGAAAAGAAAAACATCTCATTGAAATTCAGAGGGTCTGAAAATCAGAGGATACTTCATAAAGAGGACGGGGTTTGGGTGAACAGCGAAGATATATAGCAATAAAGATATTGGAAAAGCGACCGCATTTTGCCTGCGGTCGCTTTTTTTATTTGCAGTCCAGACAAACGGACAGTTGATGTGTTATAATATAGTCAAATAAAGAAAATGGAGGAATATATCAATGAGTTCCATAAATCTTGAAAACCTGACTATGCCCGAATCGACACGCTGCGCCTATCTATTTAGATATTTCTATGAACTTGAAAGCGTAAAGCTTCCCAAAAACGCAACGATTATTCATTCTTTGATCTTTGACGGATGCTACAATCTAAAAAATGTAGACATACCTGACACAGTAACTACTATTGGCTTTTGTGCATTTCAGGATTGCGGCATTGAAAGCATCACTCTCCCCGACACAATAACTTCTATTAGCTTTGGAGCATTCCAGGCTTGCAAAAACCTTGAAAGCATTGTACTTTCAAACCAACTAGACGAAATAAGTGATCAGGCGTTTTGGCGATGTGTCAGCCTTAAAAGCATAAATATTCCAGATTCAGTAAAGATCATCAGCTGCAAGGCGTTTTATGAGTGTAAAAAGCTAAAAAGCATAACTCTCCCAAACTCACTGACAATTATTGGTGAAGAAGCTTTTGGAAACTGCACCGACCTTGAAAGTATAACCATCCCCGATTCTGTAACAATAATTGACAAAGGCGCATTTAAAGGTTGCACCAAACTAAAGAATATAACTCTTCCAGGCTCACTGACAACTATTAGCAAAGAAGCGTTTTGTAATTGCACCGAGCTTGAAAGTATAATTATACCTGATTCTGTAATAAGCATTGACAATGCCGCATTTAAAGGTTGCACCAAGCTAAAGAACATAATTCTCCCAAGCTTATTGACAGCTATCGGCTTTGAGGCGTTTAGTGACTGCACCAGTCTTGAAAGTATAAATATACCAGATGGAGTAATTTCTATATGGGAAAAGGCTTTTGAAAACTGCACAAGCCTCAAAAGCATAAAAATACCTGATTCAGTAGAGGACATTGGCTTCTATGCCTTTAAAGGCTGCAAAAATCTTAAAGACATAACTATCCCAAATCGCGTTACGCTCATAGACCTGAGCGTATTTGAAAACTGCGAAAGCCTTGAACACATAAAACTGCCTGAGACGGTAACTGAGATACGCAATAGTGCGTTTGAGGGTTGTAGAAGTCTTAAAAACATCACTCTGCCTGACACAGTTAAAGCCATAGGCGAACATGCTTTCAGCGAATGTACGAGCCTTGAAGACATAAAAATACCTGAGTCCGCAAAGGACATAAGATGCAATGCCTTTAGTGGGTGCAAGAAACTTACAGACATAACTATCCCAAATGGTACGCTTGTCATATGCGACAGCGAATTTGAAAATTGTGAAAGTCTCAAACAAGTAAAGCTACCTGACTCAGTAAAGAAAATAACCAATTGTGCGTTCTCAGGTTGCCGAAGCCTTAAAAACATTACCCTGCCTAATGCGTTAATAAGCATAGGGTGTTATGCTTTCGATGAATGTATAAGTCTTGAAAGCATCGAGATACCATATGGCACAACTGATATTGGACATTATGCGTTTCATCAGTGCGAAAGTCTTAAAAGCATAACTCTTCCTAATTCATTATATTACATTGGCGCACACGCATTCAACAATTGCGAAAGCCTTGGACACATAAAGCTGCCTGATTCAATAGATAATATATACAATAATACTTTCGCAGGCTGCAGTAGTCTTGAATACATCACCATTCCCGACGCAGTCAAAAACATAGGCAGTTATGCTTTCAGCGAATGTAAAAGTCTTGAAAACCTTGAGATACCATATGGCGTAACAGATATAGGCTTCATGGCATTTTATAACTGCAAAAATCTTAAAAACATAACTATCCCGACTTCATTAAATTACATCAATTCATATGCATTCAGCGAATGTGAAAGCCTCGAGACCGTGACCATAATATCAGACTGCACCAGCAAGATCATAGACGTAAGAGAACTTGATCTTGACACCATGGATCAGTGGATATTCCTCTATTTCTGATGAACTGACCCCAAAAAGTTAGACAAAGATTCAAAAGAAAATTTATGCAAAGCGACTAAGAGGAATCTTGGTCGCTTTTTTATTTTCAATCCAAACAAACGGACAGTTGATGTGTTATAATATAGTCAAATAAAGAAAAATGGAGGGATATATCAATGAGTTCCATAAACCTTGAAAACCTGACTATACCGAAATCGACAAACTGTAGCTTTCTGCTTAGCGCTTGCCCTGAGCTTGAAAGCGTAACGCTCCCCAAAAACGCAACGTTTATTCATTCTATGATCTTTGGCGAATGCTCCAAGCTAAAAAATGTAGACATACCTGACACAGTAACTACTATTGGTTATGGAGCATTTAGAGGCTGTACCAGCCTTGAAAGTATAACCATACCCGATTCTGTAAAGCGCATTGGCAACTGCGCATTCTTTAACTGTCCTGATCTTAAAAGCATAATTATACCCGATTCTATAAAAAAGATCAGTAAATGCACATTTCAGTATTGCACCGGTCTAAAGAGCGTAACTCTGCCAAGCTCACTTAAAACTATCGGTAAAAATGCTTTTTATAACTGCTCCAGCCTTGAAAGTATAACTATACCTGCCTCAGTGGAGACCATTGGTGACAATGCCTTTTGGCAGTGTAAAAATCTTACGGACGTAAATATCCAAAACGATCCGACAAACACAACGTCCCCTGCTTCTTTAAAGACGATAGGTCCTAATGCCTTTAAAGATTGCGAAAAATTAAAAAATATAAATATACCCGATTCGGTGACTCGCATCGGAGAGAGTGCGTTCATGAGTTGTACAAGCCTTGAAAGCCTCACGCTCCCTGATTCTGTAACGAGAATAGATTATATGGCATTTGCTTCCTGCGAAAGATTGAAAAATATAACTATACCTGATTCATTATATTGCATTGGCGCACACGCATTCAACAATTGCAAAAGCCTTGAAAACATTACGCTCCCTGATTCCATAACGGAAATAGACTCCTTTGTATTTCATGGCTGTCAAAGCTTCAAAAGCATGATCATACCCGATAGCGTGACAGCTATACATAGCGATGCGTTCAAGAAATGTTCCAGCCTTGAAAGCATAAAAATACCTGAGTCCGTAGACAGCATTGAATGGAATGCCTTTAAAGGGTGCAAAAAGCTTACAGGCATAACAATCCCAAATGGTGTTACTGTCATAAGCGACAGCATATTTGAAAATTGTGAAAACCTTGAACATATAAAGCTCCCTGATTCATTGGAGGATATATGTGATAATGCGTTCCAAGACTGTCATAGTCTTAAAGAGATAACTCTGCCTGATACATTAGAAAGCATAGGTAAAAAAGCGTTCTGCGAATGTAAAAGTCTTGAAAGCATTGAGATACCCTATGGCACAGAACGTATTGGCTCTTTTGCATTTTATCAGTGCAAAAACCTTAAAAGCATAACTATTCCAAATACATTATATTCCATCGGCAACAACGCATTCAGCGATTGTAAAAGCCTTGAAACAGTGACCATAATATCAGACTGCACCAGCAGGACAATAGACGTAAGAGGACTTGACTTTGACACAATGAACAGGTGGATATTCCTCTATTTCTGATTACTCCGCCTTGACAAAGCGTTGCTGATAAGATATAATGAAATTATTGTAGTAAAATTATAGAAGAATGGAGTACCTGATATGGGAAAAATAACATGGAAAAGCACATTTGAAGATGTGCAAAAACTGTTAGAAAATGGTGACGAAACGTTTATACAACAGATAAAATACTTGAATAGTAAGCAATTTCAAACAGAAACAGATAAGGGTTATCGGCAAAGAAATTTCCATTTTTTCATGGCGATAGTTTTGCAGGGGGTACAGTCAACAAAAGACAAAAAACATATCTTGAATTTTCTTCATATATTGTATCCTGACCCCAATAAAAAAACCTATGAAAATCCTTCAACGTGGTCAAGAAATGCTGGTAATTTTGTTGACGGGAAGGGAAATAACCTTGTTACAAAAATAAATGATGCCTTAAGGTTAATACCTAAAGATACCGAAATGGACGTTTTTAGAACGGGTGATTGGGTCAATTTTAAAGACAGCAGTGGAAAAGCTATCTTTAGGGACGCCAATAATAACATCATATTTATTGACGGCGAACAAAGAGCCAAAGAGAAAATGAAACAAATAGCAGAATTTCTAATAGACAACGTCCAAATCACATCTGGCGGAGGTTTTTCACTTATGGTAGATACATATTCACTGTTAAAAGCAAACAAACAGCTCATTTTAAACGGCGCACCTGGCACAGGAAAGACCTTTTCCGCAAGAAACGAGATTGCCGACAAGCTGTTGGGACAAAACGCCGATAAAAATATACAAATGGAAATGGTGCAGTTCCACCCCTCATATGACTACACTGACTTTATCGAGGGCATAAGACCAAACCTTGCAAACGAAAGCATAGGCTACACATTAAAAAACGGCTCTTTCAAGTCATTTTGCAGAAAGGCCGGCGTAATAGAGCGTATACAGGCTTCAGGCAAAAAGGTGACGGAAGACACCATAAAAGATTTTCTCAAGGGCGAGGACAAGTCTATCGTTGACTTCTGGATAAACAAAATAAACGAGGAGGGCTTTGATGCTGAAAACATAAAGCCAGCCGACCTCCCTCCTTTCCTTTTTATCATTGACGAGATAAACAGAGCGGAAATATCAAAAGTCCTTGGTGAAACCATGTTCTGCTTGGACGCAGACTACAGAGGAGAAAAAGGCAGGATAGCTACGCAGTATTCTGCACTGGCAACTGACAAAACATTCTATATAAATAAGGGTAACGATAAGTTCTTTATCCCCTCCAACGTGTATATCATAGGCACAATGAACGATATTGACAGAAGCGTAGAGGTCTTTGACTTTGCTTTAAGAAGAAGATTTGCTTGGCATGAAGTCACCGCAGAAGCCGTAATGGATAAGGTCTTAAAGGCAATGGGCGTAGATAATGCGCTTGGCAATGATTATGATGATTATGTATCAAAAATAACAGCCCTCAATAATTCCATTGATAACACCCTTAAACTTAACAGACATTATCACCTTGGTCCGTCATATTTTGCAAAGATACTGCTGTATCTTGACGGAAATGGCTACAAAAAAGCAAGAGAAGAAGTGTGGGATAACCACCTCTCTCAGATATTGTATGAGTATGTAAAGGGCAAGAGAACTGAAAGCGAAGTAGAGAAAATAGGTGAAAATTTTAAGGCTTGATCGGAGGAGCAAAATGGATAATCATATAACGATCAGTCTTAAAGATAACCAAAGCTATGATAAAGCGTATTCATTGGTCTATGATGATGAGGCAACTGATGAAAAGGAAATACCCGAAAGCTATTGGGAGGATATCAAGCAGGTCAGCGACCTAAATCAGATAAAGGGCAGTAATATCATCACCATACCTTCTCAAAGCCGAAACAAAAACAAAGAGATATTTTCACGAGTCAATGACAAGCTTTTCACCTACAATTGGGTGGGCGTGCTGTCCTGCAGAAGCAAGGGTGAAGAAAGTGAAGATAACTACCGAATAGAGATAAGGTCACGCTTTGACAAGGACGATAAACAGTATTTCCTGCTCTATCTATTGTGCAGTGTATGCGGCATAAACGTTTTTGACCTGAGCGTAAACAGCGAATCAGAAAGCGACTATACTGCCATAATGGTGCTTCTGTTTCTTATGAAGCTTATGGAAGCCTACGAAGACGGAATATACAAAGAGTATGTGCGAAAGAGATACAACGAGTATGACTTCAAGGGCGTTATGGATATCAACAGGCACATAAAGATAAACAATCCCTTTTTAGGAAAGACCGCATATTCCACAAGAGAGTATTCCTACGACAACGATATTCTATGCCTCATACGCCAAACTCTCGACTATACCAAAGACTATTTTCCCGACATTTTGAAAGGCTATCTCAGCAACAACGTTATCCTCAACGAGATAATAGACGCCATAGAAAATGCAACGCCATCATATCGAATGAACGTGAACTATTCCGACTCCATGAAGTGCAGAAAAGAGATAACCCACCCTATGTATCAAAAATACGAGGACGTAAGAAAGCTCGCATTGATGATATTGCAGGAATCAGGTCAGAACGTGTTTGACGATAAAGAAGAAGACACCTTTGGCATACTCATTGATATCTCATGGCTGTGGGAGGAGTTTATCGCTGTCAAGCTGTTGAACGAATATAGCTATGAACATTTGCTTACCGACAATTCCAAAGGAAGCCTGCAATGGGCTGACAAAGAATATTGGTATCCTGACTACATAGAAAAGGGCAAATCCGATTCCAAAAGAAACGTATTTGACGCAAAATACAAGTTCTGGGATTGGAATAAAGGCGCTGATATCCACCAGCTATTGTCATATCTTTTCCTGACAGGCGGTGACACCTGCGGAATAATCTATCCCTCTCAGGAAGAACATTGTGTTTTTAGTTTTAAGAAAATTAATTCATTTTCATCATTTTATAAAGCCAATCCTACGATATACAAGCTTCCCCTTTTTATTCCGTCAAGCGAATACGATGACTATGGAGAATATTACAAAAAAATCAATATATCCATACAAGCATGGAAGCAAAGCTTCTCAGCACAGATAGCCACATCTTAATAAAACAAAACCGCTCCCCGTGTTATCACGAAGAGCGGTTATTTTTATTGCGTAGGTGCGACCTAAGGTCGCCCCCCTTGAAACTTTTATAAGATAACTCTACAGCCTTACTTTTCAGACTTTGTAAAGAATATCGCCTTTATAAGCTGGATAACGAGCATAGAGCCAAAGCTTAGAATGTATATCCATGCAAACTGCATACCTGTCATGTCTGCTATCTTGAAAAGTCCCTTGAGTTGTGGAACGAGCAGAACGGAGTTTAAAAATACCATTCCAAGACCGAACGCCATAAGACCGAACTTGTTGTTGAAAAATTCCTTTGAGAATATAACAGGACCTTTTTTCTTGCACGAGAATCCGTGGAACAATCTTGCAGAGCAAAGCACTGCGAATGCCATCGTCATACCAAGAGCTGCGCTTGTCTTGTTTCCCATAAGGAAAGCCGAAGCTACTGCTATCGCTATAACTACGCCATACAATGCTATCTCGCCCAGGAAAGGACGTGTGAGGATAGATTCGTTTGCGTTTCTTGGCTTGCGTTTCATGACCTCTTCGGAGTGAGGTTCAAGACCCAAACCGATAGCAGGAAGCGAGTCTGTAAGCAGATTAATAAACAGCAAATGTATTGCCGCAAACGGAACAGGAAGTCCAAGCAGTGAGTTGAAAAGCACCACAAGAATTGCCGCAAAGTTGCCCGAAAGCAGGAAGAGTATAGCCTTTTTAATGTTCTCGTAAATATTTCTTCCGTTTCTTATGGCCTTGACTATAGTTGCAAAGTTATCGTCTGCAAGCACCATTGAGGCAGCGTCCTTTGAAACTTCCGTTCCTGTGATGCCCATTGCAACGCCCACATCAGCCTGCTTTAACGCAGGTGCGTCGTTCACTCCGTCGCCTGTCATGGAAACTATACAGCCGTTTGCCTGCCAAGCCTTTACGATCCTTATTTTATGCTCAGGTGTAACACGAGCGTAAACAGCCTTGTCCTTTACAAAGTCAACAAGCTCTTCGTCTGAATAAGCGTCAAGCTCGTGACCCTCAACAGCCTTTGAGTTGTCGTCAAGAATACCTATCTCACGGGCAATAGCCGAAGCCGTAACGATATGGTCGCCTGTTATCATGACTGGCTTTATGCCTGCCTTGCGGCATTCCGCAACAGCCGCCTTTGATTCCTCTCTCGGAGGATCCATCATAGCAATAAGACCGACAAACTCCAATCCGTCCTCGTCCTCTGGACATACGGTATCTTTGTCGAATTTTTTCTCTGCAAATGCAAGTATACGCAGACCTTTTTCCGAAAGCTCTGCCACACGCTGGGTTATAACAGCCTTTTCCTCGTCGCTTGAAGTTATCCTGTTTATAAGAACGTCAGCCGCACCCTTTACATATAGCACCTTCTCGCCGTCGATAACGTGCAGAGTTGACATAAGCTTTCTGTCTGAATCAAATGGTATCTCAGAAATTCTAGGGAGATCTTCCCTCACCTTGTCAGTGTCTATACCAAGCTTTGTGCCAAAATTGATAAGAGCCGTTTCTGTAGGGTCGCCTATCTCAACGCCGTCCTTACAGCTTGAATCGTTACAAAGGATCATGGCTCTTGTCATAGTCTTGACCTTTTCATCATCAAGATCAACAGCGTCAGTGTCGATTATCCTGCCGTCTACCATTATTTTTCTGACTGTCATCTTGTTCTGAGTAAGAGTACCCGTCTTGTCAGAGCATATAACCGAAACGCTTCCCAGACCTTCAACAGCTTGAAGCTTTCTTATGATAGCGTTTTCCTTTGACATTTTCTGTGTGCCGAAAGAAAGCACGATAGTAACGATAGAGCTGAGAGCCTCAGGGATAGCCGCAACAGCAAGTGCGATAGCGAACATGAACGAATCCATAAGCTTGCCGCCACGAAGCATACTAAGTCCGAACACAACTGCACAGACAATAAGGATAGCAATGGAAAGCTTTTTGCCAAACTCGTCAAGAGTGTTCTGAAGAGGCGTTTTTCTTTCAGAAGCGTTCTGAATAAGCGAAGCTATCTTGCCCACCTCAGTATCCATACCGACTTCAGTTACAAGCATTTTTCCTCTGCCGTATGTTACAAAAGAGCCTGAGTATACCATATTTGCACGTTCAGCAAGAGGCTTTTCGCCCTCGATATCGCTCATATCCTTGTCGATATTAACGCTCTCGCCTGTGAGTGCCGACTCGTTCACCTGAACTGATGCACACTCTATCAGCCTGCCGTCTGCACATATCTGGTCGCCCGCCTCGATAAGAAGAATGTCGCCCACTGCGATCTCCTCAGATGGGATAATGACCTTTTCACCGTTACGAAGCGCCTTAGCCGTCGGTGCAGAAAGCTTTTTAAGGTTCGTCAGTGACTTTTCAGCCTTGACGGTCTGAACTGTACCCAAAATAGCGTTCATTGTGATAACAACAAGAATTACCGCACAGCTCTCAACGTCTTTCATGAAAGCTGAAACTATCGCCGCAATAATGAGTATAAGCACAAGGAAGTCCTTATACTGCTCTAAAAAAATCATAGGAATGGACTTTTTCTTGCCCTCCGTGATAACATTTCGTCCGAACTTTTCGCAGTTTTTCACTGCCTGCTCAGTTGAAAGACCATTTTCACCTGATGAAAACTCAGTGTAAAGCTGGTCAAGCTTTTTCTGATACTGCTTCATAAAATACCACCTTTTTTATTTTTTCCTGTAGTCGCTGCCGATATACCCTTCAAAGCCTCCTTTTCTCATAGGCTCAGAAAAATAAACGCATAAAAAATCGGCAAGACGTTTATTGGGTAAACTGCGCCTGTGGCAATTTAATCAATAAAAGTCTCGCCGTTTAGATATGCAGCGGTCCCTCATCGGAACGTATTGACGCAAACATAAACGGATCTCTCCGCCAGCTACTCTCTTTTACTATGAGGTTATTATAACCTATATTTTTGATTTTGTCAATAGTTTTTTATATATTTTATTGTACATTTGCAACTCATTTGCTTGATCTCATTTTCAAACACTGCCCTTGATTATTATTCCAAAAGGTGCTATAATAGCATTGGTGATAATAATGAAAAGGAAAATACTTGTAGGCCTGCTTACTGCCGTTATCTTTTTGGCTTGCGCCCTTGTGATAAATATAACCCCGAAGGTGGAGAAAGGTTCAGTTGTGCTGACCTGTGACGGAAGCAAATATGAGCTTCCCGGCACTGAAAAGACACGATACTGCAATGGCAAGAGCGAGAGCCTTTCCGCTGAAAAGAGCTTTGAAGATCTGCTCTCCTCTGTACCGTCATTTAATATAAAGGCGGATGTAGATAAAGACGGCAATGTTACCCTTAAAACCCCTATGTCCGTAGAAGCCACAGGGGACAGGCTCGGGGATGTGCTTTACACTGTCTACAGCTATGACGGAAAGGTGCTTGCCAAGGAGTCCAAAAAGCTGGAGCTTCCAAAAGAGGATATAGACGGCTGTCTTGTGAAAATAAAAATTACATGGGGCAAGAAAAACACAAGCTATCTTGAAGAAGATTACTGGTTTGCCGCAATGTATAATACCGAAAGATAAACATAACATCAAAATGTAGGGGCGACCTCTGGTCGCTCACTTTCTTTCTGTAAACTTTCAGACAACAAAACGTCGGACGAATTTGAAAACGTCCGACGTTTTGTTTTTTAACATATCTGAAATCCTATTATGCCCACCATACAAATAACGCTGCCGATAAATCTCAGCTTTGTGATAGGCTCTTTTCTTATGAGCGCTATAACAAACAGCGAACACAGTATCATAGGCTGGATAAATGACGCACTCGCAAGGCTCACAGCAATAACAGCGTTCTCCGCAAGCAGACCTGCCACATTCGGAATCTTCGTAAGCACGACCACCCATGCGCCCTTTTGATTTTTCTTGAATATCTCCAAAGGCTTCGCCCTTGGCAGAAGTATGATAGCCATAAGTATAAGCGCAAAGAACAGCGCCATGGTCGAGGATATGTAATTCTCCGACGCTCTTACAACTATGCCGTAGCCGTATCTTGCCAAAAGATAGAACACCAAAGGAACAACTATCCTGCGGTAATTTATATTGCCGCTGTCCGTTCTGCCTGATTTTGCGATAAAAACAAGTCCTGCAACAGTAAGCACGATAAAAAGAAACTTGAAAATGCTCGGCTTTTCACCAAGGAAAATATCAGTTGCATAGGACATGAAAAGGGTGATACCAAGCCAAGCCTTAAGCTCAAAGGCTGATATTTCATCAAGGATAATAGCCGAAAGCTTAAATTCAAGGATCTTCGACAAGCACAGCAGACCTATCGCCGCAAATGACTGCCAGCTAAATGTAATAGTCCTGTCGAGGAAAGGCAAACAGCAGGCCATGAAAACAGCCGTTGCCGCCGCCATTAAGAATCCAAGCTCATCGCCGTTGAATTTTGCCGTTGAAACAGCGTACTTGTCACTAAGGGAACATATCGTGTAGCATACAACTACAAGTATAAGCAAAAACATTATTTTTCTTCTTCCTTACTCTATGATTTTCTAAGACATATTTTTTCCCAAAAGCACGAAATTACGGGCGAACACTGTTCGCCCCTACATTAAATGATAATTCTATCAGCCCTTTTTATTTTTCACAAGCCTAACGACCGCAAGAATACCAAGTATCACTGAGAACAGAGTAGCAATGGCTAGACATATCCAGCTTGCATACTGACTTTGTATAAATTCGTTCTGCGATTGGCTTCCTATAAGGGTATCTACCCCCGATTGCGAGCCTAACGCTGAGAACAGTATTATAAATGCCATTCTCACATTCATTACGCAGGCTATAACGCTGTAAATATGCACTATACCCTGAAAAAGACAGACTCCGCAGTCGTCCTTTACATAGCTTTTCACTCCAAGCACCGCACATACCACCGACACTGCCGTGTAGATAATGAACGCCGCAAAAAGCACTATCGTTGGCACTTTTGCCCCCTCGGTTTTCACTATCATGCTCATAAGTCCAGCCATACACCCCATGAACACAGCCGCTGACGCAAGCCCTGCTACAGACCATTTTCTGTATAAAAGCTCTGACTTTTTTATCTGCTCTTTCTTTATCTGCTTAGGCATTTTCGTCCTCCGTGTTTTTGTTTTCAAGCTCCTCCTCAGATATCTTGAAGCGTATCCTGTCTATTTTCTGCTCGTCCTCCATTTTAACTGTCATCTCAAAAGGCGGACAGCTTATAGTTTCATTCTGCTCAGGAAGTCTGTCAAGCATATCCATTATCCAGCCGCCGAGAGATGTTCTTTCGGTTTCGATAGTGTCCTCCGGCAGACCTATCCTGTCAAGAAAATCCGATACCGAAAGCTCCGCCGACGCTTCATAAACACCGTCGCTTATTTTCACAAGAGATGTATCCTCCTCGTCGCTTTCATCATATATCTCGCCCACAAGCTCCTCTATGATATCTTCAAGAGTACAAATACCCTCCGTGCCGCCGTATTGGTCAAGCACCACCGCCATATGTACCTTTTTGCGCTGCATCTGCTTTAAAATATCCGATATTTTGCGGCTCTCGGTTATATAAAGAGGCTTGTTCATTATAAGGCTTATGTCCGTCTTGCCCTTGAGATACATTTCAAAAAAGTCAGACTGGTGGATAAGTCCCACAATGTGGTCAATGTCCTTGTCATAAACAGGAAGCCTTGAAAACTTTGTCTGCACAAAACGTTTTTTTATGCTCTCCATATCCTCATGAAGCTCAACGCCCTCGATATTTACTCTCGGTACAAGTATCTCGCTTATGGTTATCTCATCAAAATCAAGTGCCGAACGCACAAGCTCCGACTCCTGCTCTTCAAGTACACCCTCGTCCTGTATCTCGTCTATAATATATTTAAGCTCTTCCTCAGTAACAGACGGCTCGCTGTTCTTGTTGCCCACAAGCTTTGAAACACCGCTTTTTATGCCCATAAAGATAGCTGTTATAGGCGTGATGATAAACATGAATGCGGAAAGCGGAGCCGCCATAAGAATAGAGAACCGCTCAGAATTTTCCTTTGCAAGGCTCTTAGGCAAGATCTCACCAAAAATAAGCACAAGCACCGTCATGACTACAGTAGCCAGACCCACGCTTCCCTTGCCGAACTTCTCCGTAAAAAGCACCGTTGCAAGTGAAGATGAAGAAATGTTCACCACGTTGTTTCCAACAAGTATAGCAGTGAGTGCCTTGTCAAAATTATCGCATATGTTCATTGCCTTCTTTGCAGACTTGTTTCCGTCGTCTGCAAGTTTTTTAAGCCTTATCCTGTTGCATGAAGAAAACGCTGTCTCCGTTGCAGAACAAATAGCAGACAGCATAAGAAGCACAGCGATGATAACAACTTTCATAAAATAAAATTATCCTTTCAGGTCAGAATATAAATTTGCTGCCCTAGTTATAAAAATAGCACTAAAGGCAGTCATGAAAACTGACTACATATAGTTATCATAACATATTTTTTAACCAATTGCAACAGTATTGTTGAAAAAACGATGTAAAAGAGTTATAATATTCTTTGTGTTCATAATATTCATATGCACAAAAGGAGATAACAGAAATGGTAAAGAAAGATAAAGACATTTTCGACAAAATAATGGACTGGAAGATATTCGGCTGGTTCAGACCCTTTTACGTCAAAAACAAGGAAATGCTTTTGTATCTGTTTTTCGGCGTACTCACCACCGCAGTCAGCTTTGTGACCGCAGGCATCTCAAAAGTACTTTTGGAGCAGGCAGGCATAGGCAAGGGCGGTGTTTCCACCACAAGCACCGTCATATCATGGATATGTGCAGTAACATTCGCATACATAACCAACAGGATATGGGTTTTCGAGTCTGAGGCAGAGGGCAAAAAAGCGATAATCTCCGAAGCGGCTTCATTTTACGGCGGCAGGATATTCACTCTTCTCGTAGAAATGTTCATGATGTGGCTCGGCTACTCACTTCTCAGCTTCAACTATTGGGTAACAAAAATAGTGGCAAACGTTGTTGTGCTGATACTTAACTATGTCATCAGCAAGCTTGTGGTCTTCAGAAAGAAATAAGCATACATAAAAAGCTGTCGGCAAAAAATGCTGACAGCTTTTTATTTTGCCCCAGTTGCCACGTTGCAACCGACTAATCTCTGTACATAAGCGTAACAGCCATGCCGTTTATCACGCCCACTACAACTCCGCACACAATGAAAAACACCTTGATAGGCAGGTCAAGCAGAAGCGAGATAAGCCCGAACACGATAACGAACGCCATTGCTCCGCCTATCTGCACAAGAAACTTTCTTTTCACAAGCACAGGAAAACGCTCAGCAAGCTTTGCCGTCTTTTCGCCTTTGTGGTCAAACAGCCTGTATAAAAGCTGAGTCAGTGCCATTGGTATTCCGATAAATAAAATTGCTGTTATAAGTTTGTCCATTTTAAATTCCTCCATTTTTCACTTAAATTATAGCTTTTTTTGTATCAAAAAAGGCTGCCCAAGACGCAGTTCGTCCGTGGGCAGCCTCATTGCTGCATATAAAATTTCTTTTATCAACAATTAAAGAACTCTTACGCCAACAACGCCCTCGATAGACTTGAAAGCGTCAGCGTCAACGTCGCCTGTAACATCGAGCATTGTGTAAGCCCAGTCTTTCTTAGACTTGTTTACAAGGTTCTCGATATTTGCGCCCTTGTCAGATACAACAGATGTGATCTGTGCAATAAGTGCAGGAACGTTCTTGTGAAGCACGCAAACAAGGTGGTCGCCTGTTTTAGCAAGCTCTGCATTAGGGAAGTTTACAGAATTCTTGATAGTTCCCTTCTCGATATAGTCGATAAGCTCGTGAGCTGCCATTGTTGCGCAGTTGTCCTCAGACTCAGGTGTGGAAGCGCCAAGGTGTGGAAGAACGATAACATTCTCCTCGCCAAGAACAACATCATCTGCAAAGTCTGTTACATACTTTGCAACCTTGCCGTCCTTGATAGCCTTTACAACTGCCGCACTGTTGATAAGCTCACCTCTTGCAAGGTTGATAAGACGAACGCCGTCCTTCATCATTGCTATCTGAGCTTCGTCGATAGTGTTCTTTGTGTCAGGTGTATAAGGAACGTGGATAGTGATATAATCGCTGTTCTTGTAAATATCATTGATGTCAGCTGTTACCTTTACAGCAGGATCAAGCTGGATAGCTGCGTTTACTGAAAGGAATGGGTCATAGCCGATAACGTCCATGCCAAGTGCAACGGCTGCGTTTGCGATCTTTCCGCCGATAGCACCAAGACCGATTACACCAAGTGTCTTGCCCAGTATCTCAGGACCTGCGAACTTAGACTTGCCGCCCTCAACTGTCTTTGGAGCGTCAGGAGTGCCCTTAAGTGATGCAGCCCATGCAGCAGCCTCTGTTATCTTTCTTGAAGCAAGAAGAAGCGCACAAATAGCAAGTTCCTTAACAGCGTTTGAGTTTGCGCCAGGTGTGTTGAATACAACGATTCCCTGCTCTGCGCACTTCTCAACTGGAATATTGTTTACGCCAGCACCTGCTCTTGCAATAGCAAGCAAGTTCTCAGGCATTTCCATATCGTGCATCTTTGCTGAACGTACCATTATAGCGGTAGGATTTTCAGCATTGTCGCTTACTGTGTACTTAGCCTTGTCAAAGATATCAGTACCGCAGGTAGCGATCTTATTTAATGTCTTTATCTCATACATTGTAAATTACCCTCTCTTATAATAAGGTTACGCTTATGCGTTCTCAGCCTCGAACTTCTTCATGAACTCAACAAGCTTTTCAACGCCCTCGATAGGCATTGCGTTGTAGATAGAAGCTCTCATACCGCCAACAGTTCTGTGACCCTTAAGGTTTACAAAGCCTGCTGCTGTAGCCTCAGCAACGAACTTCTTGTCAAGCTCAGCGTCGCCTGTTACGAATGGAACGTTCATAAGAGATCTGTCCTCAGGAACAACAGTGCCCTTGAAGAGCTTGCTCTGGTCAAGATAATCATAGAGTATCTTAGCCTTCTTCTCGTTGTGAGCCTTCATAGCCTCAAGACCGCCCATTTTCTTTATCCACTTGAATACCTTGCCGCAGATGTAAATGCCATAGCAAGGAGGTGTATTGTAAAGAGAGTCAGCGTCAGCCTGAGTTTTCCACTTGAGCATTGTAGGTGTTCCATCGAGAACATCGTCAGTGATAAGATCTTCTCTGATGATAGCAATAACAACGCCGGCAGGACCAACGTTCTTCTGAACGCCGCCGTAAATAACGCCGTACTTTGTTACGTCAACAGGCTCAGACAGGAAGCAGGAAGAAACGTCTGCAACAAGTGTGTGACCCTTTGTGTTAGGCAGTGTCTTGTACTTTGTACCATAGATAGTATTGTTTTCGCAGATATAAACATAGTCAGCGTCCTCAGGAATATCGAGGTCTGAACAATCAGGGATATAAGAGAAAGTCTTGTCAGCAGAAGAAGCCACAGCAATAGCCTCGCCGTATTTCTGAGCCTCCTGATAAGCCTTCTTAGCCCACTGACCTGTGATTATGTAAGCCGCTTTCTTGTTCTTCATAAGGTTCATAGGAACGGCTGAGAACTGCTGAGAAGCACCGCCCTGAAGGAACAGCACCTTATAGTTATCAGGGATACCCATAAGCTCTCTGATGTCCTTTTCAGCTTCCTTGATGATGTCATCGAACGCCTTGGAACGGTGGCTCATCTCCATTACGCTCATACCTGTGCCCTTATAATCGAGCATTTCATCGGCAGCTTCCTTAAGCACTTCCTCAGGGAGTACAGCAGGACCTGCACTGAAGTTATATACTCTACCCATTGTTAAACCCTCCATATAAATTAGTTTCTTAGTTTCATTATTTATAAAGACTATAAATATATAAATTAATAATATTATTATATGCCTTTTATAAAAAAAAGTCAAGGGCTGTCATATAAAAATACTCACTCGTCATAAGTTTTTGTACATATCAGCACATAAAGCAGCCCTGAAAACGTGCATTTTTTCACCTTACCTATGCCGTTATATATAATAAGCACTGAAAAGCATGAAAAATCAGAATAATACTAAAGCGTTAAAAAGAGGTTAAAATTTTTGGTATTCCTTGAAATCTCCATATTTGTGTAGTATAATGTAATCAATAAAATGCGACAGTTGTAAAAAAATCGGGGAACAATTGTCACTCTCAGGGAAAGAGGATATATATGCAAAAGATATTTTATGTTTCAAGAAATGAGGACAAAGCCCATGATGGAAAAGCCCCGGATATGGACAGATTTCAGCGAGTTGAAAAGCTCAACAGTCTGATCGCGGCAGGCTGGGCTATAAAGGAAATGAAAAGCGAAAACAACAGCACATTCTTTGTGCTTGAAAAAGCAGACTAGACTTAAAATGGCGGTATAAGACCGTACCCTGTCAATAACGCAGACACGACGTCCCGCCAACAAGTTCGCCAGGTCTTTCAACAAACTTATAGGACGGTAGCCCCACCGTCCTTTTTTATGTGCAGATAAATTTTGCGAAAACGTTTTATGGGTATTGCATTTCAGAGAGAAATATTGTATAATTAATGTAATCGTTTTAATGAGTACAAATGATACTATACATATTATAAAGGAGTAAAAAAAATATGGCTTATGTAATCGGCGTAGACTGCGGCACAAGCGGCACTAAGACGGTACTTTTCGACGAAAAGGGTACTGTTATTTCTTCTGTAACTATTGAATATCCTATGTATCAGCCTAAAAACGGCTATGCAGAGCAAGACCCTGCTGACTGGGCAAACGCAATGATAAACACTATCAAGGCTGTTATGACCAAAAGCGGCGTAAATAAAGAGGACGTTGCAGGCGTTGGTATCTCTGGACAGATGCACGGACTTGTTATGCTGGATAAGGACAACAACGTGCTTAGAAAGTCCATAATATGGTGCGATCAGAGAACTGCCGCAGAAGTTGAAGAAATGAACGAAAAGCTAGGCAGAGAAAAGCTCATCAAGATAACAGCAAACCCTGCCCTCACAGGCTGGACGGCTGCGAAAATCCTTTGGGTAAAGAACAACGAGCCTGATATATATGAAAAGTGCAGACACATTCTTCTTCCAAAGGACTATCTGAGATTTATCCTCACAGGCGAATATGCAACAGAGGTTTCCGACGCAAGCGGTATGCAGCTTCTTGACGTGCCAAACCGCTGCTGGTCAAAGGAAGTCTGCGATACGCTTGGCATTGATATGTCAATGCTGGGCAAGGTGTACGAGTCATGCGAGGTAACAGGCAAGGTCACAAAGAAAATGGCTGAGCTTACAGGACTTAAAGAGGGTACTATAGTAGTAGGCGGAGCAGGCGACAATGCCGCTGCGGCTATCGGAACAGGCGTTGCAGAGGACGGTAAGGCGTTCACAACTATCGGAACATCAGGCGTCGTATTTGCACACACTTCTTCTATCTCTATCGACCCAAAGGGCAGAGTTCACACCTGCTGTGCAGCAGTACCGAACGCATGGCACGTTATGGGTGTTACACAAGGCGCAGGACTTTCGCTGAAATGGTTCAGGGATAATTTCTGCAATGCAGAGAGAGAAACAGCAAAGTGCATGGGTGTTGACGAATATTATCTCATGGATAAGGAAGCAGAGAAAGTGCCTGTTGGTGCAAACAGACTTCTCTATCTGCCATATCTCATGGGCGAAAGAACACCGCATCTTGACCCTGACGCAAGAGGAGTGTTCTTCGGACTTTCCGCAATGCACACAAAGCGTGATATGCTGAGAGCAGTAATGGAGGGCGTATCATACTCCCTTAGAGATTGCGTTGAGGTATTCAGAGAAATGGATATCAACGTATCCGACATGATGGCTTGCGGAGGCGGCGGAAGCTCACCGCTGTGGAGATCAATGCTCGCAGATCTTTACAACTGTCCTGTAAAAACAGCTTCATCAAAAGAAGGTCCAGCCCTTGGCGTAGCACTTCTTGCAGCAACAGGCGCAGGCATTTACTCATCAGTACCGGAAGCTTGTAAGTCAGTAGTAAAGACCGACAAGGTACAGCAGCCTGAAGCAGAACGAGTACCTGAGTATGAGAAATACTACAAGCTTTACACAGAGATCTATCCTGCACTGAAAGCAGAATTTGCAAAGCTTGCAAAGATGTAATACAAATCCAAAAGCTCCGATTTGCCGTCGGAGCTTTTTTGTATTAGAATATTTTGACAACTAAAAACGGCTCTCCACAATAGCGGAAAGCCGTTTTGATATATTGGTCGGAGTGACCTGATTTGAACAGGCGACCTCTACCACCCCAAGCCCACGCACGAAGTGCGTAGGGTGTTTTTTTATGTCCGAAGCATTAAATGTTGAGGGTGCAGGGCGCATAAAGCTGTGCTGTGCGCCCTGCCTGCCCCCTGCCTGAGTGGCGGTCGCCAAAGTTTTGAACGCAGTGAAAAACTTTGTGTGACATCGCCACGCGCCCACCTCTGGGGTGCAGGTCTGCACATTGTCGCAAGGCTCTGCGTTCCCTTTGTTCTGATTGTGTTATATCGGAGTGACAAGCAAGCACCGCTTCTCAACTTTAATCCGTAGTGGTCAGCATTTTGTATTCTCGCCGATTAGGCGACACTCATAAGTCTTGATAGTCATTCGGCTCTGTGTAGTCCTCTTGCTCCTGTCGGTCTACGTCATTGCTGTCATTTAGGTATTTCAGCTCGTCAAGTATGTCCTCTTGTTGGTCGGATATGTTTTGCAGTAGCTTGATTATGGTGTCTTGTCCTCTGTCCTGATGTGATTGTCTTATGGATATGTTGAAAACACAAATAATTAAAGCAATAACAATTACTAGCCAAATTATATTCAACCCAATGAATATAGCTGTTGTTGTTTCTGCATTTTGAAATAATTCCTCTAGCATGATTACTCCTCTTTATCCTTATTAATTTTTATCATTATCTGTCCTATTTTCACAAGCGTTTCATTTTGCTGTTTCAATAGTTCCGCTTGCTCCTTGTTCCTCTTTGAAAGATCATTAACAGTTTTGCAAAGGTCAAGAAATTTGCAGATTAGATAAATAATAAGCAAAAAGATTAACGTATCTATGATAATTCTTCCTATAAGTATATATGCTAAAGTCTTGTCTAAACCAAACATTTATTTTCCCTTTATTTTTACTACTGCATTATTGTTGTTGTTTTGATTTATGTTAATTTTTCCGTTGTTCTCTTGATAACTTTCTACATACTTTTTTAGTATGTATTCAATCTGTTTATTTTTACTTCTTCCCTCGCTTTTGGCAATTTCAACAAGTTTATTGTTCAATTCATCAGAAATTCTTAACATAAAGCTTGTTGTTTCCATTGTATCACCTCCATACCATTATAGTACCACAAATTTCACAAAAAATCTAGTATCATTTTGGTAACTATTTATATTGACAATATGGTATCATTATGGTATCATTTAATTGTTATCAAAGTGGTATCAAAATAGTACATTTTTAAGGTATTGCAATGATAAACGTAAGTGTCCCATGGAATTTTTTTAAATTAAATTTATTTGAGCAAAGCGAAAAGAAATTTAAGTTAAAAAAATAGGCAATGGAATTCATGAGCAAAGCGAATGAAGTCGCTTGCCGTTCCGCCCCAGCGCCAGCAGGGGCAAAAGGGACACGAAAAAGAAACACAAAGGAAAAGGCACGAGGAAAAGCCGAAAAACCTCAGAAAGGAAAAAAACATGAAAACAACTATTGTAGGCTGGACAAAAAAGAAAGCATTTAACGGAGTAATAGAGGGCAAGCAGATAAACAGCCCTGAAAAGGTCGTATTTCAGCTTCTGCAGGAAGTTGATAACCCCGACTGTCACGGAAAAATGGTCGATACGCTTAAAATACCGACCGAAAATGCAATCAGACTTAACGGAAATTCTGAGGATTTCAATAAGCTTCTCGGCTGTGATGTAATGCTGAACTATCAGATATTCAACGGACGTTCTCAGCTTGTTGATATCACCGTTATCAATGCAGACGGAACACTTCACCGCAACACAAAATAATTAGCGGTGAAACCGCTGTTATAAAAAATTTAATAAGAAAGGAGTTTTGCTAATAATGGAAGCTGTAACAACAATGCTTAGTAATGCCGTTACTGTTTTTGGTTCTTGTTGGGATGCTATGACAAGCAACGTACCTATTGCAATTCTTGTAGGTCTGTCTCTTCTCGGCTCAGGTGCAGGACTTTTCGCAAAGTTCAGACACGCTGTATAAGCAAAACCATTTACATAAGCGGAGTAATTCAAATTGCTCCGCTTAATTTTTTTTGAAAGGAAGTTGATAAATTGAGAAAAAAGATTAAGCAAGTGTTGTGTATGTTCTCTGCACTTGTGGTGATGATTTGCTGTGCCGTTCCTGCTTTTGCATTAACAAATTCTGATTTGCCAACAGGTAGTTATAACCCCGAATTTGAAGAACAATATAAAACAGCTTTATCATATCTTAAATCAAAATATCCTGACAAGTTCAAAAATTATGTTATGATGTTGCCGTATTATGATAGCTCATTTAATCAAATCGGCTTTTATTGGTTTAACTGTGATAATTCCAATAATTTTGAAGTTTATGAGAAAAACAAATCTTATTATATTAAAAATACTGATAGTAAATCATTTACTTCTTATCGTATTTTCTTTAGCACTCGTTCAAGTCTATTCGGTGATTTATATGTAAATGGTACATCTTCAACAGATAATTTTGATTATGTTCTTTCATGGCAGATTTACGATACAAATTGTAATGTAAAATTTGGTGACAAGTATGAATTTGGTAAACCTAAATCTGAAGTTCCTGCTCCGTTTTCTGTTACATATAGTCCTGACCTTAAACTTAATCTTAAACGTAAAACTTCTGATTATGAAACAAAGTCTATTGATGTTACATTGACTCTTAATCAAGATTATCTTGATTGGTATATTAGGCGCTATGCTGAAATGAAATTAAATGTTGAAGTTGGAAAACTTGATAGTGAAAGTATTGAAGCTATTCTTGGTACAAAAAATCTTGCAGAAGTTTTTGATTTAACAGGCTGTGGTAAATCTAAGTGTATTTATTTTATATCTCTTTCAGATCCCTCTAAACCTCTTAGAACTGTTACACAAAACAGTGTATATACATATCTATCTCAACAACGTTATAGTATTGTTGATAAAGATAATGGAGATATAGATGGCTCAACTAGTACGGCTGTTTATGCTAATGGTTTGTATCCGTACTTTACTGTAGATTTTAAAGAATATTTTAAACATACAATGCAATCTGATATTGCTTCTGAAAATTGTTCTTACAAAAAATATCAGGCTGTTGTAAAAAACTTGCCTTCATATCAGCTTTCTATACCTCTTGAAAATATAGATGCAGAAAAGTTTGAAGTTATATCCGTTCTTAATTCTATCCTTACTTGTGAAACTTTATTCCCTACTGAAAGCGGTCAATCTGTTTTTGATGATAGTTTTAAATCAGCTTATAGCGTTGATAGAGGACCTAAAGGTGTTTCCTTTAATAATATAGATTATGTTGATGTTGATAAATGGTATACTGATGATACAGGTTATCTTGACTATTTTTCAAAATCTGATTGTTATTCTGTTTATACTGCTAAATTTAGTTTTGATAGTTATCCTAAATATGTTCCTCTTAAAGACGGCAAGGGCAATGATATTGATATGATTAAAACTAACCCTTTTGATTATTCAATGCACCCTGTTAAACCTGGTACTTATCAATCAGTAAATAAAGACGGTACTTTATCAGAAGAACGCACACTTGAAGAACAGAAGAAGCATGATAAAGATAATACTTTTTCTAAAAATTTTGCTAGTGTTGATTATACTGACTTTTCATCTATTTTCTCAACCTCTAGTTCATACTTTGAGTTTTTAACTGCTTCAATCCGTATTCTTCCTGATTGGTTTATTGCTACTTTTACAGCATGGTTTGTTACATTTCTCACACTTGCACTTATTAAGTATGTCATTCAATAAGGGGGTATATTATGCGTGTAGTTGCTATTCTTGTATCTGCTATATTGTTTTATCTTATCCCTGACGCTGTTCTTGAAACTATTTTTTCAACTGGCTTTACTGCCTGCCGTAACATTTCTCAGTATATTTTTAATGCTGTTTCTAATCTTATTAAATAAGGTGGTGTGTATGGATATTATTTATGCTTTCAAAGCTATCTTTTATAATTTAACTCTCTGTATGTCTTATACTTTTGATTTTGGCTCTTATACTTTTTCTCTTGGTTCTGTTATTGTCGGCAGTATGATTTTATCCTGTTCATCTGCTTTCATTATATATCTTTTAAAACGATAGGAGTAATTATAATGGTTAATATAATATGTTTTGTTCTTGCCGTATTGATGATTTTTTCTCTTGTATGGCTCGTTAGGAGGTAGAAAAATGCTTAACTTGGTTTTGTTTATACTCGTTGTCTGCTTTTTGGTTTGTACTATAAGTGGTGTTATAGGTTTCTTCACTGACCTTAGAAATTTTAAAGCTGAACATGAGTTCAGCGGAAACAGAAAACAGCTTATAGAATATCTTATGTTCGGTGAAGATGTTGAAATAAAAGCCGTTCCTGCGGTTGAAACTAATGATAGTGAGGTGAACGATAATGAAAGTACACATAGTGTTTGATGAAAATAATCCATTTTTTCTGCTTTTGAAGTCAATGGGCTGTGATCTCTCGCAAGAAGTCATGAATAGATATGACGCTTTGCTTCTCGGCATGGCTTTTATATTTGCTGTGGTTATGCTCTGTATCTTCTGTAAGTTCTTTTATAATGTGATGATACGCATGACACGTTGTGCAAGTGCTGTGTAGGTGATTTGTTATGATTATGTTTGACTACATAAAACAAATACCGCCCTTTATTACCTATGAGGTTTATGACCACCTTTTCGGTGCATACTTCAACAACTCCGCTATCTTTCAAGGTTGGGGCATTCACCTTTATACCGGTAAATTCGGCACTGGTAAAACGTCAACCCTCGCTCAGATAGCATATAACTATTGCGTGCGTTATCCTCAGTTGTCTATACTAACAAATATCAATCTTCAAAACTTCCCTGAGTGGACGAATATATATAAGCTTAATTCCGCTCAAGATATCCTGCACGCTCCTAAAAATTGCATTGTGGTTATTGATGAGATAGGTACTATCTTTAATTCTCGTGATTTCTCTGGTGGTAAAAGAGCCGTCCCTAAACCGCTTTTTCAGCACCTCTGCCAGTGCAGAAAGCGCAAGATGATGATACTTGCGACAGTTCAGCGTTTCAATCTGCTTGATAAGCAGATACGAGATATAACGGCTACAGTGTCAACGTGTCGTGCTACATTCCGTCACCCTTATACACGCCTTATCAAGGTCAAAACCTATGATATAGACGAGTATGAAGCGTATACGGAGAATAAGTCATATATGCCGAAAAAGCTTTACAGCCGTTTGTATTTGCAGACTAATCAGAGCCGACAACTATATGATACTTCTCAGCTTGTAGATAATATGCTTGATAAGGAGTATATCAGCGACACGGAAATACTTGCTAATCGTGGAGTAGATGTCACAAGTGACATAATGCACGATAGAAAGACAAGCAGAAGCCTGCGAAAAAGGCGTGGCGTATAGCCACGAGCGACCGCAGGGGCGAGCGCTTGCGCCGCCCTGCGGTGCGTGTGGCTATTACTTGATATTAGCCACAAAAAGTACTCACTTTTAAAAATGAGGTGTTAAAAATGCCCCTAAAAACGTCCTCTAAAGAGGTCAAGTGCAATACAAAAATAAAGGAATATCGTGACGGCAGTTACACTATAACACGTTCTGACCGACACATTTTTAAAGACCCTGCTTTTGAGTATCACTGCAAGCATGAGCATAGTATTGACGAACGTTCAAGACAAGAGCATCTTAAAACGGCTCGTGAAAATTACATATGTTATTTTGAGTATGAGGACGAAAACGGAAACATAATACTTGATATGCTTGATACGAGAAAATTTAAGGATAAGCTAGAACGTAGTGGTGAAGTTCGTCTTGATAGTTTGCAACGTGCTAAGCAAAGTATCTTTGATATTGTTTATCAGAATGATTGGAAGTACTTTCTTACTATAACATTTAGCGGTAAAGATTTTGACCGCTCCGACCCTCGGGAAGTCTTTAAGCCCTTGAAACGTTGGTTTGATAATGCTGTTCAACGTAAAGGCTTGCGTTATGTCCTTGTTCCTGAGTTTCACAAAAAAGGCGGTATACATTGCCATGCTCTTATAAACGATTGTGACTTTAAGTTCGTTGATAGTGGTACACGTCTTGTTAAGGGTCATGACAAGCCCCTTAAAATAGATACTATAAAGAGCCTGCATATATGTGATAAACTCGGCTGTGATATATCTGATTTGCCTGTTGTTTATAACGTGTCTGATTGGCGCTATGGTTTCTCAACAGCTATTCAGACTTACGGACAGATGTCTAATCTAGCTTTTTACGTCACAAAGTACATAACTAAGGACGTAAAAAAAATCTTCGGTAAATTCTTCTGGAGTAGCAAGAACATAGTCCGCAAAACTAAAGAGATCTATTGCAATTCAGATTTCAAAGATGATTTGCCGATAGTCTCTCCCCCTCGTGCTAATGTCTGTTATCAGTATGAAAGCAGTTTCACCTTTTCAAGTCAAGTCGAAAAGAACTGCAATGATATACTTCAATATCTTAAAGAGAATGGAAATGATGATGTTCTATGATTTTTAAAGAATGGTTTGATATGTTCTATAACGCATACTGCGTTGATGTGATAGCCTATGATTGCTATAAGGACTATTACTATATTAATCAAAAACACTTCGGTTATATTGCCGATATGGAGCTTCTGAGTGTAAAGCCTATTGATATTCAGAACTGTTTAAAATCTACTCTTACATACAGTAACGAACGTCAACGCCGTGCATACTTTCTGTTAAAACGTGTTTTCCGTGAAGCTATAGTTAATGGTTATTGTGACAAAAACCCTTGCGATTATGTTAAACCTCCAAAACGTATAAAAAAAGAAGCTGAATATTTCAGCCCCGATAATCTCGTACACCTTTTTGATGATGATAGTAGTGTTTGCAGAATGTTTCAGCTTGACTTGTGGACAGGTCTCCGCCGTGGTGAACTTCTCGCCCTTAGTTGGGATAACATTGACCTTGATAATAGATATCTTAAAGTCTGTCAGACACTCGTACATACTTCATGCGGTGATAGGATTGTACAGACCACAAAATCTCGCCGTGATAGGCTTATCCCCTTGCATAGTAATGCAATAGCTATTCTTCATCAGATACGCTCTCAGGACGTCTCAGACGGCTTTCTGTTCGTTTCACCTATAACGCATACAGTAATATCCCTTAGACGTTATAACAGGCTCTACAGAGCGTTCTATGAGCAACAAAAAACAAAGTATCCTGATTTACAGTATCTCACCCCGCACAAGCTTAGACATAGCTATGCAACGTATCTTATTCAGTGTGGCGCAGATATCGAAACCCTCAGAGCATTGCTCGGACACGTTGATATAACAACTACCCAGCGTTACGTCCATAGCAATTTCAACCAAATGTGCAAAGCTGTGAATAATCTCAAATTTGAATAAAGGAGTTTTTTAAAATGAAAGAGTTTAATTTTTGGTGTAAAGAAAATACCGATCATGGCGAATGTGCCAATAAGCTATGCGATTATGATAAATGTTGCTGTTATGCCCACTGTGAGGAATGTATATTTTATCTTACAGATTCCCCTTCTTGTGATAACTGTTCTGTACCTTGTTATGATGATTAATACTTACCTGTGTATGTTTTTTGCTTCTTTTTTTCGTTCAAAAGCATTCGGGTGGTAA